AAGGAGATGGTGAAGCTCATCTCAATACGCCTTTATTTTACTGCGGCGACCAGATCCGCCGAATTTCGCTTTCTCATTGTCTGCATTTATACCACCAATTGCGTTTGCCTGCAAAGATGCCCAGACTTGGATGCGCGCGTCGTCTTTCAGGTACGGCGCAGAATGTATCAGCGAGCTGTATAGGTAGGCGTCGGGGAAGTATTGCAGCAGCCAGTTTGACGTGTTGCTGTCGGACAACGCGTCGATCTTGGCGTAGTAGTATAGCTCCGTCGCATATGTGCCATCGGGAACGGGAAATACCTCGATCTCGCCAGCCGTGATCGCGTAGTAGCGCGGCTCGTATGTGGCGTTGGCCGTGCGGCGCTTGCGCTCCAGCAGCTGAAACTGGCTCAGCAGCTCAAGCGGCTGCGTGTTGCCCGACGTAATATACATCCGTATTACCTCGTAGAAGTCTGCAGGCACGGCGCTGTATTGCGTGTCGATGTTGGCGTTGGCGCGCTTCTCCTGACGCCAGTGGCGTATCTGCCGGTTCATGTCTGCCTCGGCCAGCGAAATAAACGTCGGGATGACGCTCGTCAGGTCATCGCGGTCAAGGAAGTCTGCGATGCTGGATTGCAGCTCTGCGTATGTTGTTATGGGCATATCAATATTCCATCATTAGCAATCCAAGGTTTCTGCGCTGCTCTGGGGTAAGTTGCCTTACCTCTGTGGCAGCACTTCGTATGCGGCTGGGCTTAGATGCTCCACCACTAGGTCGTACTGGCCCTGTATCTCCGCTTCCGATATTTGAGCCGCTGGCTTGCGATCCAGAAGGCGTCTGTACGCTTGGCTCAACATTCTGTCCTGCCGATCTGATAGAGCCGACGTCTTTTCCGGCCCCAAAACCTTCAAAACCCTGCTCAAAAACGCGCTGACTTGCGTTTGCTCTTTGTTCATCTGTTCCGCTCCATTTCATCAAAACAACGTCAGGAAACCCTTGGCCCTCATCCCAGCCTTCAGATCGCCACTGACGCAGAAGATCGTCATACGCGGCTTGGCCGCGCTCTTCAATGTAATATTCTTTGCTAAATGGTATACGTTTTAGCTCTTTAAATCCATAGCCGCCATAAACGTTTGGCAAGAAACCTTCTGGAAAACGTTTACTTGGCACCGCAAATGCGTTCAGCACAGACGCGCCTTGCTCAATAGCTTTCCCCATAACGGCGGGTGACGCCACACCCTTGGCCCCTATCTCGTTGCTAATCACGGCAACAAGATCAATCTCATTATCGCCAAGCTCAGGTATCGGCTTCCCGTCGTTCATCCATGTGTAGTCTGGATTTTTCTTCAAGCCAAAATATAAATCTGCATCACCAAGCTGAAACACTTCAAAGTCGCCAGCCTTTTTACCGGCAGTCACATCTTTTGCTGTGTATGGCTCTAGGGATGGCAGAGACGGGTTGCGCAGCAACGCGCGCTCGAAATCTACAGGAGAGATGCCGCCTTTAGTTTTTGGGATGCTAGATGTTTTCCAGTTTCCACGCAAAGCCTGATCAATCAGTTGAGCCTGCTGCGGTTGCTCAATGCTGTAATATTGCGTTGCCTCAAAAATATTACGCGCGCCTTCTGGCGTGACTTTTTCCGATGGCAGAGCGCGCCCAAATGAGTAGGCCATGCGCGCTTCGTCAACATTGCCTGATTTATCAAGCATTGTTGGCCGCGATGAATATTCTGCTTCAAAACTTGGGAACAATAAACCGCGTGAGACTGGGTTTTCAAAACGCCCTACAACACGACCTCCAAGCCCAGTGTCGTAAGACATATGCGTCGGCAGCTTCTCTGATTCCAAGTTTAACAAGCCGCGACCTTTATCAAGCTCAAGAAGCAACAACGCATCGCCAAGATTACTTCCGGCAAACTCTGGTTGGATTGTCGCGTCTAAAACTTTTTGGAAATTAGGGCCGCCAATTGCCATTGCTTTTGGAGACGTCATAAGTTTTGAAATGGCTTCCCGCTGCGGAAATGTTGCATTCCGCATAAATTCATTAAAAAATGGGCTATCAAACCCAACAAACCCGCTCAGCTTTTGCAATTCTGGGTCAACTGTAGTTTTCCCAAAATTTGACACCACATCATTTAATTGCTTAACATTTTCATCTGGCAATCGACCTGACTGAATATACGCTTCAAGCGTTCCCATATATGCATCAGCAATTGACGCATTGGATTGATGGGCTTGCGGCGACATTGCAGTGACAGCAACAAAATCGCTATCTTTGCCAAGTTTTGTCGATCCTTTACTTGCGCTATCAACAAGCCAAGCAATCTCCGCATCTGAATATTGCTTTTGCAACGGGAACAACGGGCCACCTTGCAACGGCGTTCTGCGCGTTGTTCCTGCCGCGTCAATGCCTTCATAAAACGTGCCAGCGCGCGTTAGATCCGCAGGCGTTGGCGAGATTTTAGCGCCAATAAGATCGCGCGGGTCAATCACTTCCACATCTGCATATGGCGTAACCTCACCAGCTGGCGTAGTAGCGGCAGCGCCAGCAGAGCGCGCCTCACCGGCTGGCTGAAAGATTTCGCTAAGCATGTCGGGGTCGAGCTGGATCGCTGAACGCGCCAAGCCGGACGCGTCTGCTGCAAGCTTGCCAGCGTCCTCTGCGATCTGCTGCTGCGCTGGAGAGCCGCCAAGCAGCCCCTCCATAACGCCTTGGATGGGCGTCAGGTATCCGCGTGCAGCCAGAGCGGCAGGCGTCAGTGCAAGCGCCATCTCGACACCCATATCAAGCGCAGCGCGCCTGCGCGCCTCCGCAGTCTGGTCGGGGTCGAAGACAACGCCGCCTGCTGTCATCGCGTTCATCTGCCCCTGCACGGGGTTCATCTCGGCAACCGTCTCTACCGCTGGGCGTAGGTTTGGTGGAACGTAACGCTCTAAGCCAGCGAACAGCTCGTCAAGCGCGGTGCGGCGCTGCTGGCCGTTGCTGAAGAAGTTGAAAAGCTGTTCCATATCAACAATCCCACGCTTTGCGCGACCAGTAATTCGCGCTCAATTTGCTCGACTTGCCCTTGATGCCGCCGGAGCGTGCGCAGTAGGACGCCTTACGTTTCGGCTGATCCTTCTTGATGGACATGTTGGGGTCTCCAAAGTTAACCTTCTTCACCGTGTCGCCCTCAACCGCCAGCACTTCAAACTTCTTCGGCCCGCCGCGTCGCGGCTTATTCACCGCCGTAAACCCGTGGCGCTTCTTCGCTGCTGCGATTTTCTCTGCCTTCGTGCGTGCCATGCTATTTCTTCTTCGCGGTTTTCGCGGCCTTCTTAAACGCCTTCGCGGTAGGCGCGCCCTTGCTGCCTACCTTGCGCATCTTCTCGCCAGACCCAGCAGCGATGCGCTTACGCTTCGCATGGATGTTGGCGTATAAACCCTTAGCCATCTAAGCTCCTTCGCCCCACTGGACGCATTTGTAATCGGTTGCGCGGTATGCAGGAAACATCTGCCGCGCGTATTCCAGCCCGCTCGGTATGGATTGTATGCACTGGCTCTCGCTCTGCATCACGGGGCTGCCAAACGAAAAGCAACCGCCATCAACGCTGCAAAGCAGAAGCAGCGCCGTCCACATCACTTCTTGGCCTTCTTCTTAGCCGTAGAAGACAATTCCTTTGCGTGATAGACGTATTTGCTGCCCGCCGTGTGACGTGCGCCAGACATTAGGCGACCCCTCGCATCCTTATGCGTAGCGCCCTTGTGCTCGGTGCCATCACGAAAGTAATGTTTCTGACCCTTTGCCATTACTTTTTCTTGCCGCCCTTCTTGCCGCCTTTTTTCATACCGCCAGATTTTGAGCCGTAAGTCATATCGTAACCTCCGTTATATCTTCCAGCATAATAACATTAAAACGCCAAAAAGAAACCCCGCGCGCGCAATGGGAGGTGCGCGGCGGGGCCAAGTTGCGCGAGACAGGGAGGAAACTCGCTTGAGGTATAGATAGCGCGAGCAGGAGCGCTTGTCCATGTGGGGGTAGGGTAAACGCTTTTACGCGGTCACGCAATCCCCTGCAGGTTGCGCTTGATCGCACCACGCCAACGTGACATCGGCCCGCTCAGGGCCGTTGCCGCGTCTGACGCCATCGTCAGGCACACGGCGTCGGCAAGGTCAGGCGAGCGCAGGCCCCGCTTGCGCATGGCGTCCTTGCTCTCGGCGGCCATCTTCCCAGAAGACGTGAACGCGTAGCGGATGCCGGTCAGGTCAGCCAGCAGCTCGTCGTCGTTGGGCAGCTTGCAGCTACGATCCTCCAGCCACGCCTTGCACTTAAACCACAGCTCCGTGCGCAAGTTGTTATACGTCTCCTTCATCGACGGCGCCTCGGCGACGTTCACGCCGCGCACGGGGGCGCCAAGCTCGTGCATCCGATCCACGACGCCCGACCCTATGCCAATGCTGTCAACAAGGATCTCGCTGGGCTGCTGCGACGGGGGCAGCGCATCATACTCAGCCATCACGCGGCCAACGGTCTGCATCAGATCGAGGCCGCGCCACGACTTGATCTCAGTGATCACGTTGCCCTCGCGCTTGCAGAATGCGGTGCGGTCGGTGCCAAAGCGCGCAGGGTCAATCGCCCACACGGCGCGCGTGTTGGGCGCAACCTCGATGTCGCGCTTCATCGCGGCCTCGGCCAAGTGGTACGGCACAATCGTGTCATCGTCCGCCAGCGGAAACTCGCCAAGCACGCGGATGCGAAACGCGTTGCTCTCCTCCCCGTAGCGCGCGCGCATCTCGTCAACGAACTCGTCGGACACAAGCGGGCTGTCAACGCACGACCAGCGGCGCGTCCACCAGCTATTCGCCATGCGCGTCTGGCTCTCGTAAAACGTGCCAGAGGATCGCGTGGGGTTGCTCAGCAGCACCGTGGTGGCGCTGTGGCCAGACATGCTGCCCGCAGCGGCCTCAAACACCTTCTCCGGCACACCTGACGCCTCGTCGATGACCAGCAGAACATGCTCGCTATGCACTCCGGCCAGCGCCTCCGGCGTTTCCGCGCGAGACGTGCGGGCCGAGATGAACGCTTCGGACGCGGCAGCGGTAAGCTCAACGCGGTCAGACTTCACCGTGACCATGTCCTTCAGATTTTGCGGCAGCTCGTTGATCCACCGCTTCATCTCCGCGAACAGCGCGTCAAAGAGCTGACCAGATGTCGGCGCGGTGACGACAACCTTATTCGGGAAGCGCAGAAACAGGAACCACAGCATCGCCCAAGAGGCAGACGTCGACTTGCCGGTGCCGTGACCAGAGCGCACGCTGATCTTGCGCTCGCCGGACGCAATGGCCGCCAGAAACTCGGCCTGATATGGCAGCGGGTCAGCGCCAAGCACTTCGCGCACAAAGCGCACGGGGTCGTCGTAATACTCGACAACGAAGTCGTCAAACGGGTTGGCGTCACTCATCCGACACCTCCACATATTCCGCGTCAATCGTGGCGGCTTCGGCGTCGCTGTTCACGCGCTTCATGTCGGAGCTAAACTTGCGCAGCGCATCCAAGTGCAGATCGCCAATGGAAAGCGTGACATTATTCTGCGGGCGCGTGCCGTAGCGATCCTGATTCATCGAGCCAGCCATGAACTTGCGCCACTGCACCTTCTCGCGCGTGGCGGCAATCTCCGTCGGGCTGCTGGCACCGCTCAACCCGTCAACCATCTCCAAGCCTTGCTCCACCAGCGCATCCGCAGCCTCGCCGCGAGCCTTGGTCAGCGCGGCGGCATACTCAGGCACGCTGTTCAGGCTCCTGCTAACATAGCTGCGCGTGCAGCCGTATTGGCGTGCCAACTCGGCGACGGTGACGCCGGACGCGATCTGGTCAAAGAGCCAATCTGCGCCGCCGTTGGAGGCGACCTCCGTCAATATGCGCTTGCGTAACGCCTTGCCTGCCATTGCGTTTCTCCTTGTACGCGGGAAATTTTAGCGCGGGGCCATGGGTATGGCAAGCGCGTAGGGGGTGCGGGGGTGCGGGGGTGTGTGTGTTTCTCTATACACACACGCTCCCGCCTGAGCGCGAAGTGGGGGGGGGTAAAATTTGACCAGATGGTCAGGATCTGCAGCTGGAATCGCATAATCGTTATTATGTTAAATTTATTATGTAGCAATATCAGCATGTTAGCGTTTTACACCTATCTATGGTTGTATCGCTGGCGATATTGCTGCGCTGCGACATCGCAAAATTTGACCATTTGGTAAAAAATGCGTATTCGCGCGCGGGCGTCTGAGCGTCGGCGTGTCTGCCGCAGAGGCTAAACACGCCCTCACGCTC